GGGAAGTCCGACGGAGTAAATCTAAAACTGAAAGGGGGGATATAAAATGGCGAAAAAAATAATCGTGGCTAAACTCACTCACGACGATAAGCAATATGTCGGAAAGCGTGAAGTAAAGTTATACGACGGAGATGACCAGATGACAGAAGACGCTAATGTCGGTCTTACTCTCCGCACTCAACGGAGTATCAGAGAAGCCCTGAAAGTCAAGCACGGAATAAAGACGATAAGTGCTGGCGGACAGGAAGTTGACCTCTCTGGCATAGAGGCAGTATAACCAGACCGCTTGTGATACTTGGGGCATAGTCAATCTTGATTATGCCCCTTGTATTTCCTACCGCTTGACTACTCCCTGATACTTTCCTGATACTTTCCTGTTACTTCTTAAAATACTTTATAAATACTCTTATATATAGTATCGGAAGGGTATGCCACCACCCCCCAACCTACCCCTAAAACACCATAAGGAGTGCCACTAATTGCGATACCATTTTATCATAATTATAAAAGTTAAAATTATAAAGATTGAAATTACAATGTCGCTGATGAAATCTGAACATATAAGGAATATCCCTTACGGAGTGCCTCTCTTACGCCCACACTTGACCGCTACGCCATTTCTTTATGACACCCGACCATTTACCCTGTCCGCCCCAAACCTTATAATTTCAAGCGTTGAAATTACAAAAATTATTTTAAAATAATCCTTGACAAATCATATTTCGTATGATATACTTGTGGTAAGATACGACAGGGATATTATAGATGTTATAATTTAGATTATTAAAATTATAATGATTGAAATTGCTATTTTGTTGTGTGAGTGAGGGAGATATGGCTATAGATTGGGCGACCGACTACCAGAAGAAGTTTGAAGGGGATGAGATAATAGCTACCCTAAAGGAGAGAAGGTTCCACGGGAAGCTGATTATCAACTTCACCGACGGTTCGCCACACACTAGTCATATTGAAATGTGTGTTAAGCCGTATGCTAGTGCCACGACTAGCGGGGCGGCTAACATTAGTTCATCAACCTTGAAAGGAGGAGGTGGATAATGGCAGTAGGAAGTGCAGGTGATTTTAATTATTATGTGATGGGCGTAGACCCAGCGGCTGATACGACAGCTGCACCGTCCCATACGCATAATGGAACTGCTATGGGTATGTATACAGATACGACCGATAGTGGTTGGGGGACGTCGGTTCGTGACCAAGAACTCGACGAGAGGCGTAAAGCTGAAATTGAGGAGTATATGCGAAGGGCATCAGAGGCTACCGATTTGGCTACTGAGGAAATGCGTCGGAAGCTACACGAGGTGGCGTTTGGTCCTGTGTTCATCCGCAATGGCACTGAAGCACCAAGACAGTTCACGCAAAAGCGTGTGAACACTCTTGAGCTGATAAAAAAATCGGTGAAGGAGATTAAGGAAGCTGCGGTGTCAGAGGAGGCCAGAAACAGAGTTCAATCTAAAATAGGTAGGTTGGAGAAGCTTGGCGTGAAGGCCCAAGCGGTTGTGTTGAAGGCTGAATTACAGCTTAGGTTAAGGTTAGCGAAGGTGCAGGAGTGGAGTTATAAGGTGTTGCCTTATGACGAGATTAAGAAGTATGAGCAAGGACAGCGTAACTGGGATGGTAATAGGGGATATGCGAAGGTGCACGTCGACCAGCTTGACCAGTATACTGGTAACAAACTTGCGGAAGATAAGGATAGTATCATTCCTGACTTCGTTCTTGACAAGTTAGCGGAAGCTAAGGACCGTCAAGTCTTTGATGATTTTGGGGTGTTGTGGGTAGAGAAGGTTAAAGACCCACTTCTTTTAGGTGTTATTAAGGGATGTAAGGATTACTTCTTAATCGCCGAATGGGGAGAAGATATCAAGTTCGGTGATATAATGAAGGGTAAAGAAAAGTAATATAGTATAGGTAATCTAAAGACTAGAAGCCTATCAAGTGATATAATATGCTTGGTAGGCTTTATCTTTGTGGGTGTAAAATGGATGAGATGACACCAAGACATAGAAGTATGATGAGAGCTCTTGTGAGTGGGAAAACCCCAAGCTTTGTTGCTGATATATTCAAAATCACCGAGAGCCAGCTAAGCGAGATTATGCATAGTCCTCTATTTAAGGAGGAGATGGCTGCGTTGGAGAAGGAGCTTGAGAAGAGGCTTATTGAGGTTAGGGCACAGGAGTTGATACAGGAGGACCCCGATAAGATATTGAAAGAGGCTACGGAGTTAGCAGCACAAACACTTAAAGGGGCATTAAACGACCCGAATGTGCACGGCCGTATTAAAGCGTCGATTGAGGTGTTGAACAGGGCTAGAGAGATAAGCGAAGCGGCAGGGGAGAAGGTTGAGCCATCACAAGGTTTTAAGGATATGATGGAAAGGTGTATGAAGGAGACGCAGGACAATGGAAGCAAAGGAGTTCTGGAAACAAAGGATGCTAAGTAACTTTAGTTACTTTTGTCAAGCATTCGTTGACCATCGTTATTACGACGCCATATTCCATTCAGACCTATGTCAATTTGTGCAGGCCGCTGGCTCCAACATTCTTATCGTGCTTCCACGAACATTCCTTAAAACTACTATTGTAGGTCAGATGTTTGCTTTATGGCTTGCCTCAAGAGACCCCTCCATCCGAATTCTCGTAACATCCAACACCACTCCCAACGCCCAGAAAACAGTCCATTCTATTCGTTCTATCATAGAAAGTAATAAGTTATATCAATACTATTTCCCTGAACTCATACCCAACTTTTCCAAAGTTAGATGGTCGGACTCGTGTGCGTGTTTGAATAGGCCAGAAGATTATCCTGAAGGGACATTTGAGGCGGCTGGTGTTGGTGCTAACATCATCAGACGCCACTTTAATGTTATCATAGAAGATGATACTATTGCTCCAAAGAGGGATGAATTGACTGGACAAGAGGCGATGCCGAGTAAAGATGATATTGAGAAGGCTATTGGGTTCCATCGTTTAACCATCCCACTGTTGATAAATGAGAATGATATGAGGATTGTGATAGGGACTAGGTGGGCGTCATACGACCTTATCAATTATGTGATGGAGAATGAGAACTTTGCTACATATAATAAAAAGTGTTATAAGGATGATGGAAGTCCATTATATAAGAGGTTTAGTGAGAAGAGATTGGCTGATATTAGAGATGGTATGGGCGCCTTTATGTTCTCAATGTTATACCTCAATCAGCCATTAGCTAAGGAGTTTATGGCGTTCAATCCTGATTGGTTCAAGTATTACGAAGAACCAGACCTACCAGAAGCTAACGAATCTGTTGTCACAGTTGACCCAGCAGACCCTCCTACAGGTAAAACCACCCAAGACTATTCCGCTATTGTTTCGGTTAGACATACTAAGAGGGGTATGTTTGTTAGACGATATAGAAGGAAAAGACTGACGGATAATCAGTTGATTAGTGAGAGTATGGATGTGGCGGACCTGGATGGGGCGTCGAAGATTAGGATTGAGACTAACAGATATGCGCATTTAGAAGCTGGGTTTAGGCAGGAAATGGCTAGGCGTAAAAAGTATTTTAACATAGATGCGGTGAAGGCTAAAAGGATACAGAAAGAGGCGCGTATTAAGAACCGCTTATCACCTCTCTTTGAGAATGGTGTTATTTACTTGAAGAGGGGGATGAGGGAGCTGGAAGAGGAATTGACGACTTTTCCGCACGGTCGACACGATGACCTTATTGATGCGTTATCTTGGCAAGTCCACAGATATCAAGCGACGGATTATCCAGAAAAGCAGGAACAAAAGCAACTAATTGGGAAAGACTTTAGGATGAGTTGGACGTTGGAGGAGATTAGGAAGAGTTGTAGAAAAGGACACGGGGCACCGTATCCATTTCAGAAGCAGAATGAGTATATGGTGCCAGCTGGTCATAGTAATTGATTAGTAAGTTCAAAAATTGAAATTACTAAAAGGAGGATGTTATGGCAGGCAATGTTAAGACTGGGAACCCGTGGATATTAGATACGGCGGAGGAAGTTGTCGCTAAAGGGACCACTATTCGTATCAAACTCCTTAAGTATGTTGGTGAAGCAGCTAATAACACCGTTATACTAAAGGATGGAGATGGGAAGGTGATATGGGTTTCCCTTATTGGCACCGTTGGCGATACCCTCACCGACGATGACTATTTTGGGGAGACAGGTTTCGCTACAAATGGATTAACCGTAGATACTATCTCCGCGGGAACCGTATATCTTTATTTGGCTAGTAGAGCAAGACCTGAATAGAGGTGAAAGATGCCAGCTGGATTTGAGAAGTGTAGAGCACAAGGTGGTAGGATACGCACCATAAAGCCCAACGCCAACACTTATATGGCGGTGTGTTATATAGGTGGTAAGTCCTATGCAGGAGAGAGACATAAGGTTAAGAAGGCGCCTGCTGGAAGTGTTGCTAAAGCGCTTCAGCATAGAGGGGCAAAATAATGTATGACTATCCTAAATTTGGACACCCTCGTTCCAACGCGGAAAGGAAGAAGAGACATAAAAGATTGCACGGTAATAGTAAATTACCTCCTCGTGGAACTGGTAGGAGTGAGAGTTTTATAGCAGAAGTGTTAAGAAGGCAAGGAGCAAAGTAAATGCCTAACGCAGATATAGATACTTGGGTTGACCGAATAGAGCGTGGCACCCGCTATAAAGAAAATTATGGGAATAGCAAGAGATGGTCTGTTTATAGAGATTATGGTAGAGGTAAGTTCCCAGGCTTCAATTCGGATGCTAAAGGTATTCTCCCATATAATCTTACATATGCTATGGAGAAGGCAACCGTCCCTAATGTTTACTACCGCAATCCTTATATGACTGTATCTCCTGGCTTTATGCAAGGTTATCAGATGAACTCCAAGATTATTGAGTCTATAGATAACTGGCTAATTCAGGAGATGAACATCAAGCAGACGATGAAGACTTGCGTGGCGGATGCTTATTACACCAATAGGGGAATTATTAAGCTGGGGTATGACAGCATTGCGGCTGGCTCACAACCTCAACCAAGAAGTATAAATGAGAGAATTGCTCAGATTATGAACACCCCAGTCTCCCAGTTGGGAAAGAGGAAGGCTGAAAGGGTTGAATATAATACTGATGTGAAGCCTGGATTACCGTGGGCATCTCGTATTATGCCGGACTATATAGTAGTTCCTTTTGGTGTTAGAAGGTTAGGTAATTGTAGCTGGATTGACCACATCTCCATTAGAGAATTAGATGACGTTAAGAACGACCCTAAATATACAGATACTGCAAACCTTAGCGGCACCCATTTGGAGATGGTATATAAGAATATACACACCTCCAATTTGTATAAAGAGATTGCTAAAGACGCCGACCTAGTTGAGATACACGAGATTAGAGACTTTAAGAGGAAGGAAATTAAAGCGTTCGTTCCTGGCTACGATAAATGGATTAGGAAACCCCAAGAGGATGTCCTTCAATACGAAGGTTTACCTTATGTTGACTTCACCTTCAACGAGGATACGGAGTATTATTGGGGACCTTCCGACGTGCAAATTATAGAGCCACAACAATTGGAGATAAATGAAAGTAAGACGCAAGCGATGTATCACCGTCGTATTGCGTTACTTAAGTTTTTATATGAGAAGGGGAAGATAAAGCCAGAAGCGGTTGATAAGATGCTTTCAGAAACAGTTGGGCCAGGAATTGAAGTTAACGGAGCTCCTAAGGACTCCGTCGCTATCTTGCAGCCCCACATTCCCCCTGATTTAATGCAATGGGTTGAGAGTATTCGTTCAGAAGTTCGTGAGCTCCTCGGTCACAGCAGACAGGATTTGGGTGAGGCACCTCCAGGAAGAAGGACAAAGTTTGAGATGCAGATGGTTCGTGGGGGTGGAGAAATCCGAATGGATGAACGAAGGGACATCGTGGCGACTGCGTTGGTGCAATTGATGAGGAAGGTTAATCAGATTATATTTGACAAGTGGACTACTGACCAAGTTGCACAGGTGGTTGGGTTTGATGGGGCTAAGTATTGGATTAAATACAATCCCCGTCAAATTCGTGGTGAATACGCGCTGAGGGTTGATGTAGAGAGTATGACACCAAAGACGAAGACTATGAAGAAGCAGGAAATTGTTCAACTCATCCAAGCTTTGGCTAAGAACCCACGCGCTAACATAGACTATCTTATGATGTTATTACTTAGGGAGTATGAGTGGATTGATGCGATGAATGTGTTTCCAGAAGCAGCGGAGACACAGCAACGACCAATGGAGATGAACCAGTTCCTAAGTCATCAACAGAATATGGTTGATAATAAGCCGATGTTAGAGGCGAGAGCAAGTAATAACGCATCTACAATAGGGAGGTTTTTCGGATAATGGAAGTATTCGTTAACAACCCAAAACATAGACTAGCTGCTGAAAAACCCTTAAATGGGAAGACTATAGCAATGATATGTCCCACTCACGGTTTTGTTAGGGGCGACCACTGCCCTGAATGTCGGAATGGGAACGCTCGTAAAGGCCCTAACATCCAAGTGTTCAAACCTATGGTGTATGAAGATATTTGTGAAACCCCTCTTCTCATTACTTCCAAACGGCAGTTAAGGGAAGAGTGTAAAAAGCACAATGTTACAGCTTGTAGACTTTTATAGAAAGGAGGGAAGGCAATATGAATGACGTAAGCCAGAACGCGACGGTTCAGACACAAAAGCCAGGACCAGTAATTCCTGAGCCTGCGCCGCCCGCAAAGGTGGTGAGGTCGGTGAAGGGGCCTCAAGTTGAACCTGGAAAGGGGAAGTATCCTATTGGGTATACTCCGACAGCTAAGGAACTTGAGAGGGATAGGATGGAGGCTTTGGCTAAAAATGGTAAGGATGCTGCTGACCCTGGCGCCTTAAAGGGACAAGACCCGAAGGGAGGTGTTAAGGCAGTAGAGAAGCCGAAAGCAGCGCCACCTATACCGAAACTTCTTGGAACGGTTACCATCGAAATGTATGCAAATGTGCCGTATAAGGTGGAGTTCACAGAGGTGGTAAAGGGTGTTGTCGGAGCTAGCCACATAACTATGGCTTGGCGACATATGTTGAAAGCTTATAGGATGTGGAAGGGTAAAGAGGCGATGAAGGAGTTTGCATCGTCTAATGCTGATGAGATAGCTTGCCAAGGTGTAAATTGTGAGAATACTTTAGGACCGGGTAAGCATAAAAAGTTTCACAATAAATGGTTGTGTCCTCAATGTATAGCTAAGGACACACGAACAAAATAAAGGAGGAGTAAAATGCCAGGCGATGGTGGCAATGGTGGTAACGGAGGAAAAGGCGCTGGGGGCGATACTCAGCAACAGTTGAACGATGCCCTAGTAAAATTGGGGAATCTGGAGACTGAAGTAGGGACATTAAAGGAAGCGAAGTCAGACCTTGAACGTCAAGTCGGTGAGGCGCAAAAAGAACTTCTCAGCGAAGACTACCTAAACTACAAGGATGGGAAAGCTAAGGGTGGTGGAGACGACAAAGGTGGTAAGGGTGGTGCTGGGGAAGCCGTGGAAGGTCTCAACGAAGATTCGACACCTGCTGAGATAGCAGCTTTCATAGGCAAGAAGACTGCTGGTGATTTGGAGAAAGCTAGTAAGGACATTGATAAAAAAATAGATGGCGTAGAAACGAAAATCGGGTTAGCCCTAGCCCAAATCGATGTATCCCTTACAGCGATGAAGCACGACGGTTCGGATGGGAAGCCTAGCTTCTCGGATAACCAAGATGCTATCTTCAAGATAGCAAAGGAAAATCCGTCCTGGAGTGCTGGAAAGTGTTATCAGCAATTTGTCTTGGAGTCAGAGAAAGCGGCTAAGGATACGGCTGAAGCAGCGAAGAAAAAAGCTGAGGAGGATGCTAAGGCGGCTACCGAGAAAGGCGAAGCCGGAGTGCCTGGAAGTTCTACGCAAGAGAAAGAGCTTACTAAGGAACAAGCTGGTGAGCTTGCGTATAAGAAGGCCTTCGGAAATCAAGAGACAACATAAAAGGAGCGATTAAATGGCCGCACCTACATTGACTGAACAACTTGACACTATGTATACGACCACTTGGTATTTGCGGAAGAGGAAGATTGTTGATAACGCCTTTAACGCAACTCCTTTCTGGTATATGATGTCCAAGGCTGGCAAAAGGGACACCCAGACTGGCGGGCGTAGTATTGAAATTCCTCTGCAATATGCCAAGAATGAGACGGTTACATACGTTGGGAAAGGTGGTTCTGTATCACTACAGGCTACCGACCCTCTGACCGTCGTTCATTGGAATTGGAAGTATCTAACAGGTCATATCATTCGTTACTTTACCGACTTTCAACAGAATAGAGGTAAAGCGCAACTTATCAAGAAGGTTAACGCCGATATTGATAACTTGCAGAAGAGTTTGATTGACCAACTTGAGACTTCCCTTTTCAATGATGGGACTGGTGTTAGTGGGTTAGAGATTGATGGGTTAGGTAACATCGTCGCTGAAGACCCGACCGCTAGTCTTGTCGTAGGGAACTTGAACCAATATACCTATAGCTGGTGGAGAAACAACTATAAAGATATGACCAACGAACCTACCAGTATATATCTCCGCAAGAGAATGGCAACAATGTTCAATGATTGCGGAAAGCAAGGTGAGGGTGTAACTCGGTTCCCTAACATTATGGTTTGTGCTCAAGGTGTTCACGAACTGTATGAAGCTGAAGCTTTCGAAATCTCCCGCATCCTAATCAACGACAAGAAACTCGCTGATTTAGGATTTGGGGATAGCGCTTATAAAGGCAGACCGATTACTTGGTCGCCTAGCGCACCGGCTGGTTCACTGTATATGTTGAATACGGATGTAATGCAGTGGATTGCAGACCCAATCGAGAACTTCACGCTTGGTGAGTGGCTTCCCATCGTTAACCAACCACGAGACCGTGTAGCACACACTATGACCGTGGGTAATTTGGTGACTGGGAATAGGAAGCGTCTTGGAGTAATCTTTGACATTTCCGAAGCTGGTACCACTTACTAATAGATGTAGCTCCACCTAACGGAGGATAAAAATATGGTTGGGATGGTGGTTAGGTCACCTACCCCAAACCCTCCCAGGTAAGGGAGGTAAAACAAAAGGAGATGGAAGATGAGTAACTTTAGAATACCGGGTGGAGCACCTGGGGCGTTGGTAGCTGGTCATAGTATTTATGAGACTAGCGCTAAGCCTTGCTGCGCCGTTGGAACAAGACTTCCATTAGGGGATAGAGTATTCTACTATGCGAAGTTTTATGCTGATAACGCGGCAGGTTTAGTGGCAGCTCCTGATTGCTCTATAGGTGGGCCGGTGCTGTTGGCTGATGGCTCTTGTTGTGCAATCGCAAGCCCGGCATTAGGTAGCCTAATGTCGAAGAAGGCTATTACAGCGTCGTTGGCGGTGGGAGATAGAGGGATTGGTATTACACACGGTTCATCCCTTGATAATATCACCGCACATATGTTGGTAGATGGATACATCTTACTGACGGATAGTGCAGGTTCAGACCAGATACACAAGATTAAAGATAACACTGCAATGGCTAGTGATATTGTTGAAATCTTGTTATATGATGAGATT